CGCACAGAGGATCCGAGTTTCACAGCGATAGCAAAAAAGATAAAACTTGAAAGAAAGGTCTAAGGGAGTGGGGTTAGAGTGAGCAGGCAAGATGGCTGCCCTCCAGAGAGCTGCTGTCAATCAGCTAGCATTAAAAAAGAAGCTGAACAAAATGTTGTCACCCTTTCAAAGAGAGCTCAACAATCAAATCTTCAAAGATGTGAAAGCGCTAAGAGGTGGTCTTGACATAAACAAAATTAATGATGTTCTGAGAAGACTTAGAAAGGAAACAAAAGGCCCCAATGATTTGGAACGCCTCAGAAGTCTTAATGAGACTACTGCAGGTTTGTCAGGGATGGTGGCAGTGCAGAAGGTGATCGAAATCGACTCTACATTAATGAGTGATGAGGAGTTGATCCAATGTATAGAGAACATTGACATGATAAAGAAAAAGGCTGAGTACAAGGGAGGATCAAAACCACGAACAAGTGAGTTTGAGTCAGAAACTGGGATGACAAAGAGTGACCACGAAGTGTTCAATAAACTATTCAACAGATTTGTCCCCAGAAAAGAATCCGGGCCTGCAGGGCCGTCCACACCCAAGTCATGGACTGGAATCAACCCTGCAGATCTTGCGAATCAATTTGGGACATCACCTGCAATCACCATATGTTTGATCATGATGAGAACAAATTCTCCATTCAAGCAGATAATTGATGCATTATATGACATCTCCATACTAGACTCAGGAATGTTTGTTAATGCTTCTGTGATAAAGGCCATGACTCCGCAGCACCCTTGTCTGGAGTGTGTTGAATACACTGTTCCAAAGAATTCCTCAGGCTACAACATAACAGTAAAAGCCATTGTCAAAGCTGCAAATGTTTTGTCCAAGCTTCCAAAACTAGAAAAGCTAGTTCTCGATGATGATAATAGAGTTGAGATAATTAGGACTCTGCTGTCTATTCAGAGAGAACTTGGCATAAAAATACAAATAAATGAAGAAAGAGGACTCTTTGAAGATGTTTTTTATAAAATCTGTGTCTCACCAAATGGACCTTGTGTGGTGTCCATTAGGTCCGAATTGACAGGTAGAGGTTGGGAGAATACTGTATTCCGTCTTAGGAGACCACCACCATATGCCCCCAAGTTATACCCTGACCTTATGGATTTGGATCTAGATATGACCCTACCAGCAAAGAAAGATCAGATTGAGGATGAATCAAGAACTATCTACATATTCAAACCTGATGCGAGTGAAATTGATGAATACATCAGGAGCCCAAATAACTCAAACTCTGACTCTGAAGTCTCCGACCCTAGGATTCTTTACATGTCAAATGCTTGTAAAGAATTATTCAAGGGGGGTGACACAGTTTTTATGGATATAGAAGGAACAGCTCAGGACCCTGTAGAAATAGCTCTATTGAACCCTGACACCGGCAAGTTTATACATATCTTCAGAATGCCCAAAGACAAGGATGACTTCAAAAAAGCCTCTAAACATGCACATGGCCTCTTGTTAGATGACATCTCCAATCACCCTGACTTACAAACAGAAAAGAACATTGAAGCATTCTTCTCTGACATACCACCATCTGCAAAAATCTTTTGCCAAGGATCAGATATTGAGGAATGTCTAAAGTTTTTTGGTCGAAAAGACTTGAAAACAACAGACTGCAAGTGGAAGAGAGAGGAATACATGAAATACCATGAGAGCATACTTGATGAGTTATCAGAAATATTACCTTGCAAGCACTCAGGGACAGTAAAGGACAAGAAAGGAGCTCTAGCTGCACCTCACTGTGCCCTGATTGACTGCCTCATGTTCAGCAAGACAGCAAGCGGTGGCAAGAAGATCAAGGATCCCACACCAGCTACAGCCTAACACCCCAGCCAACAAGACCAAGAACCCCCGAGCCGAACAGAGCACCCAGGGCGGGCGGAGCGGGAGGAAAAACACAAACCAGGTGGGCCACGCGGCGGACTGGAGTGACACTACCGTCTCACCCAGTTGCAAACAAAGCACACTATGATCACCATGATTATTATGGGTATCCACTGAAGAATGTGACCAAGAACAGTACCATAAAACCCCCAAGTACCAAGTCCACCGAAAGGGTCTGGCTCATGATAGAATTTCTTCATTTCCTCATGGACTTTGTCTATCATGTCAGAAACATTTTGTCTAAAATCATCAATATCAGAACAGCACATTGGGCCTTTTACCACATTGCAAAGTCCTCCTTGGTGGGCTAGGAGGTAATTCAGGGCCACTTCATGTTCAATGACATGATCTCTAATCTCTCCTTCTTCTTTATTTAGGAGAAACAGAGCTGTGGTTGTGTAATTAGATGTTTTGGCAATTTTACATGCAATGGTATCAGTAACATGCTCCAACTGTGATATTTGAAGTGAATTGGTTATGCCTGCACTGAAGAAATTTGCCAACCCCCAGCCGTAATCTGTTCCCGTGCTATGACCAAACAACCCAACATTAGAATCACAGCCTGGTTCCAAAGTGTTATCAACCTTGGTTCCACTGCTGAGGGCAAGACTGTGGTGAGTCAACATGTTTTTATTATGCAAAGCAATGCAGGCATAACCTGTTGTGTTCAGTAGTGGTACCGCCACTTCTTCTTCCCCTCCGCCCACGCTTGTCGAGTTGATCGTAAAGTCCTGACTGAAGATCAATTCCTCAGGACACATCATTAATTGTGCAGTGTGGTTTTTCTTGCTGTAAACAACCAGTCTCACTCCCTTGTAGTCTCTACAGGAGAAGCAAATTTTGAAGCCCATGTTGTGGAAGTCACTGTTCCTTGTTTTGTTGAGTTCGATGGCTGTGAAACCAAGCTTCATCGACGGAAACCCTCTGGGATTATTAGTTAGGTCAGAGTAGACCCTAACACAAGCTGAGAAACCTTGTTGCCTGCAGGTCCCAGAGATATTGTAGTAACTGACCGGCTCAAATGCAATTTTATTAACAAAGATTGTATAGTTGATAGCTTCTTCCCCAAAAAGCCTCATGTCATGGCTGATTCTTAAGACCTTTCCAATTCTTGGTGCTGCTTCACTGTGCATCAACGAGAACTTGAACATCGGTTGAGTTTCATTTGGTAGAATGCCCATGAATGATTGAGTTGGCTCTGTGAATTGCATTCCATGACAGATGCTGGAGTTGCTTGATGCTGCCAGAGAGAGCATCTCGCCTATCGTCCCAGTTGTGAACTGGGGCATCACTGCCAACAAGGACAAGAGGAGCATGGACCGGTTGAGGTGACCTGCCATTGCTGGTCTCTGTGGCCTGGGTCTTGGCGCCTGCCCTGGGCCTGCTGGTTGGCCTGTGGCGCTTTTCTGTTGGTCCTCTTTCTGTCCTCCTTTTCCTGGTTGCTGTGTTCGGACTGACCTTTGTTGATTGTATACTTTTGTTCGATACTGGAAAACTCGGATCCCC